CGTTGTAGACATGGCGGCGTATCAGGAGTTGAAAGCCGATCTGGAGATGGAGCACGCCAAACTGGTGAAGGACGCTTGCAAGATTATGGGAGGCCGTATCGTCGTGAAGCACGGCGACCCGTCCAGACCAGGAGGCATGAACTTGACCAAAGCCTCGATGCTGAACGATTTCATGTTCAGTCCGATGGGGTTGAACCTGAAGCCCAAGATGTGGACCGCCAAGCCAGACAAGGACGGCATCAAACGGCCCAGCACGGCGATGGAGCACTTGGAGATGTTCGCGGATGTGCCGGAGGCGAAGGCGTTCATCGCATTGATCCGGGCCGACAGTAGCGTGATGAAGACGTACAACACGTATGTCGTGGGGTTCCTGGAGCACCTGCGGTCAGACGGGCGGTACCATCCCACGTATTTCCTGTATGTGGGCAACCAGGACGAAGGGGAGGGTGGGGCCAAGACTGGGAGACTCAGTTGCAAAGCACCAGCCTTCCAAACGGTGCCCAAGCACACGTTATGGGCTACCCGCATACGTCGATGCTATCCAGCCCCGCCAGGATACGTTGTAGTCGAACGAGACTACAGCCAGGGTGAACTCCGGGTCGTCGCTTGTATTGCTGATGAGACCAACATGATTGCTGCCTACAAGGCCGGGCGGGATCTGCACATCGAAACGGCAGCCCCGTTTGCGGGGTATACGTATGCCCAGTTACAGGCGTTGGAGCAGACAGACCTGCATACGTTCGAAGAGACCCGGCAGCTGGGCAAGGCGGGGAATTTCGGGCTGGTGTTCGGGATGAAGGAAGACGGGTTTATCGTTTACGCCAGGACGAATTACCATGTCGAGTTGGAGTGGGATCAGGCCCATGAGTTCCGGGAGACGTATTTCAAGAAGTATCCCCGCCTCACCACGTACCATGACACGCAGAAGCGGTTCGCGCATCAGTTCAAGCATGTCCGGACACCGCTCGGCCGCATCCGCCATCTGCCGTTGATCAAGAGCCCGAACCGGGAGATGGCGTCGAAGGCGGAGCGGCAGGCGATCAACAGTCCAGTACAGGGGTGTCTCACGGACATGGTTCTCTGGACGGTGGCGCTTGAACACAAGTCAGGATTGGCAGCAGAGGCTCCTTGCTTTGGATGCTGTCATGATTCGATTCTGAACTATGTGCCAGAAGACAAAGTGGACGAGATTACTGGCAAGATGCTTGGCATTATGCAGAATTTACCATTTCACCAAGTTGGTTGGAAACCTCAGCTTGCCTTTGCAGCTGACGCGAAAGTAGGCAAGAACTGGGGCGAGGTGAAAAAATGGACTGGGAAGTAATCGAAGATTTCCCAAAGTATGAGATTTCAAAGGCTGGGCAGGTGCGTGTCCGGATGACTGGGACGTTACTGAAGACCTGCCTTCGTGGAAGTACCGGACAGAAATACCCGTCCGTCTGGTTGAGGATTGCACCAGGAAAACGGGTGCAAAAGTTGGTGCATATACTGGTGTTGGAGACATTCCTTGGTCCAGGTGCAGTTGGAGATTGGGCTCGCCATTTGGACGGTGATGCAAGTAATTGCAATTTGAAGAATTTGAAATGGGGTACACCTCAAGAGAATTGGGAAGACCGTCGAAAGCATGGTAGAGGTGGCTCCGGAGTGGATCAGGCCAGCGCAAAGCTAACATTGGCCCAGCTACAGGAGATCCGCACGAAGAAATGGAAGCACGGTGAGAAGCGGCAGTGGGCTAAGACGCATGGTGTTTCTGAGAGCACAGTGTATAAGGCGCTTGTTGGTGATACTTATCCACTTGACAAACCCTAGTTAAGTGTTAGACTACGTATAGCTCAACCCACCAGTCAATGGAGTGAATGGCATGATTGCAGTTCCCACAACTAAGAAAGTGGCGAGCTTCTGGTACTACGGCGGCAAGCACGACAAGGTGTACCGCCTGGAAATCCAGGAGCATCTCGGGCACTACGACGTGATCGGTCTGTATGGCCGTCGAGGCAGGAGCCTCACGGTGCACGTCCTTCGGGCTGGAGTGGACTCGTGGATGGCCAACGCGGCGTTCAATGAGAAGGCCCATGAGTTGCGGAAGAAGGGCTACGGGATGGTCAAGGAAGATGCGGCGACGACGGAGTCGCTGACTTTCGTGGGGCAGTAGATGTTTCACGTTCCAGATAAGTTTCGGATGACCGACGGTCCGATGGGCACGCCGCGAGGTGCTGGCAACTACGGAGCTTTCCTGATTGATAGTTGCGAGTTCGGGTGGCATCTTGTCTTGATCTGTGACAACGGTCAAGATCCTGACCAACCGTCTGGATGGGAGCATGTGAGTGTACGGGCCGTCAGGATTGCTAGAACGCAGTCACGCACGCCGACGTGGCGGGAGATGTGCCACGCGAAGGATCAATGTTGGGATGCTGAAGACGTGGTGATGCAGTTGCATCCAGCCAAAAGTCAGTACGTGAACCACCATCCGCACGTCCTGCACTTGTGGCGACCGTTGAAAGAGACGATTCCGATACCTGATAAGGGGATGGTCTAATGTGGAGAATCTGTAGACTCACTCCAGAGATCCCGCTGGGGCGACGCATGTCGTCTAAGCAGGATGCCAAAAGAGTGTATTGGTCGAACGAGTTCGGGTGGACGTGGGTGGAGTCGGCTGACGTCTTTACGGACGACGAGAGGAATACCCTGAATCTGCCGATGGGCGGAACCTGGGAGCGGGCGGATGTCTAAGTCGTTTTTGTTGGGATTTTCGTTGGTGGCGGTACTCGGGAGCCTGACGTTCGCCGTGACGAAGGTAGGGATGTGGTTATTTCGTGACCATCCACAGGAAACGCTGTTTGGGATAGCGTTTGGGGCGGTGCTGGTGGTCTCACTGCTGTGGAATATGTCTCGGAGATAAGCATGAAGCGACACCGTATGATCGCACCCCGTCTCGCGGATGGCCGCTGTCGGGTGCCCTTCGGACATGGGTTGCCAGAGGAGATCAAAGAGGGTCTGCGCAAGATCGCTCGTCTGGAGAACAAGTCCATGTCGTGGGTGATGGAGCAGGTCATCGTGGAGTTCTTCCACATGAAGAGTCCTGAATACGTGCCGTCAGCCAAGAAAGCCTTGGTGAAGCAGCGATTCAAGATTTACGCGGGCGGCAGATCTCGCTGAATCGTTTGTCAAAGGAGGCCAGAAGTGATTCTGGCCTTTTTTCTGTACGCCAGCGAGATAAAGCCGTTGCAATCAGTTGCAGGAGGTCGTAGACTGAACGGCATCCGAACTCCAAGACCGTGTTTTGTTCAGAGGGCGTATGCTGAAATTGATTGAAGGGGTGAAGGCTGCCGACCGTCCAGAGTCAAAGATCACGTTCATTCAGAAGGTGATCAAGAACGAGACCTGGATGGTGATGGCGCACAGCGCCGTCGAACTCGAAGACGAGTGGTCCAGCCTGTACTGGACGTCAGGGCAGCAGAGCAACCTGTTCTTGATGCCGCCTTTCGAGCCCAACGTCCTCTTGAATCTGGTGCAGACGAACAACATTCTGAACCAGTGCATTGAGGCGATGGAAGTCAACATCGATGGCACCGGGCATGAGTTCGTGCCGGTGGAAGAAGGCAAAGACATCGATGAAGAAGAATTGAAGATTGCCACCGGCTTCTTTGAAGAGCCCTACCCGAACCTGTCGATGGTGTCCATTCGTCGCAAGCTCCGTCGCCAGATGGAGTCGGTGGGGTATGGCTGGTTGGAAGTGCTCAGGAATATGGCGGGCGATGTGGTCGGCCTGCGAAATGTGGAGACGTCGCACATCCGGATGGTGAAGCTCGACGCGCCGATCCAGGTCAAGAAGACCGTTGAGCGCAACGGAAAAGATGTCGAGCTGCAGATGTGGGAACGTGAACGACGGTTCGCGCAGAGTGTGGCCCTCAAGCAGCAGGTGTACTACCGAGAATTCGGCACCACCCGAGACATTGACCGAGATACGGGAGAGTGGGAAGGCACGTTGGTACAAGTGCCGCCGATCAAGCTGGGCTCGGAACTGTTGATGCTGGGTATCAACCCCGATGTGACCACGCCATACTTCCTGCCACGGTGGATCAACCAGTTGCCCTCGGTCGTCGGCTCCCGAGCGGCTGAAGAACAGAACCTCCAGTTCCTGGATGCCGGTGGGCTTCCGCCAGCCATCGTGTTCATCCAGGGTGGCACGTTGATCAAGGATACGTCCGACCAGCTGCGGATGTATCTGTCTGGCTTGAACAAGAACAAGAATCGCGCAGTTGTGGTCGAAGTCCAGTCGAGCAGCGGTTCGCTGGATGCGGCAGGCAAAGTAGACGTGAAAGTTGAGCGGTTCGGCTCGGCCCAGTCGCAGGATGCGATGTTCACGAACTATGACGAGGCGACGAAGGAGCATGTCCGTATCGGCTTCCGCCTGCCGCCTCTGTTTCTGGGGTATGCCGCTGACTACAACTTTGCCACGGCCCAGACCAGTTACATGGTGGCCGAAGCGCAGGTCTTCGCGCCGGAGCGGGGTGAGTTCGATGAGATGATCAATAAGACGATCATCAAGGAGCTTGGCCTCAAGACGCTGAAGTTCAAGTCCAAGCCCATTACGCTGAAAGATGTCGAGACGCAGTTGAAGGCGCTTGGTCTGGCCGCTCCGATTGCCACGCGTGAGAGCTTCCTGAAGGAACTGAACACGGCCTCTAGCATGAACCTGGAAATGGCCGAAGTCCCGGCGCAGGGTGTGGGTCCGGACAACGTGCCGCTGACCAACACGCCGACGACGGACGAGATGGATTCCGGGAAGCTGCCAGCATCCATCCAGACCGTGGAGCCTGGAATGAAGCCGGAGCCGAAGGAACCCAAGCCGGAGCCTGAGAAGGAAGAGACGCATGTCGTCCTGAAGCCGGGTGATGAGATGCATCCGATGCCGAAGAAGGGTCAGACGATCAAGGTGCCACCAAAGAAGGAGAAGAAGGCAGCGTCAGATCTGCTGACGCTGGTGCAGGACTACGCCATTCTGCAGGGGCTGATGCCGAATCTGGTGCGGAAGCAGGAGCTGACCATCGACCGAGCCCATGCGGTGAACGCGGAGATCGAGACCATGACGCCAGACGACGCGGCAGCGTTCAACACGTTGCTGGCCATGCTGGTGTTTGGGTCTGACGATGCTGATCTGTCGTCTGTAGTGGGAGCGATGCGATGAAGAAACTGTCGATTGCGTTGTTCATGCTGATGATCATCGGAGCACTGGCGGTCTTGAGGGAGAAGCTGAAGGGACGTTCGGAGGACGTGGATTCTCCTCCAGATGGTGAAAATTCACCGCCATCTTGACAAATCAGTAGGATTAGGGTATAGTTAACCATGGGTAAAACCCTGGACCCACGGACGTATGTGCTCCTTGAACGAGCCTTCGTCCGTCGTCTGCAGCGGTCGTGGGCGAAGCAGTCAGCCCCGACCTACGCCGCCATTGCGAAAGCCTGTGCGGACCATGAGTGGGACCGAGCCCGGCAGCTGGTGTCTGATTTGGACATGGCGGAGGTCGGCACCGAGAACCGGGAGTGGATCCAGTACATGCTCCTGTCGTGTGCGGTGTTCGGGGCAGGCACGGTTGCCAAGAACAAGCCCAGTTTCGTGGGTGTTGGCACGTTCGATACGCTGCTGAAGCAGGTGACCAATACGTTTCTGCAGTATCTGGAGTTCGGGGCGACCCAGCAGGTGCAGAAGGCTGCGCTGCAATCAATTGCAGAGGACGAGGCGAAGACCAAGGCCCGTCTAGTCGAGAAGCGAGAGCACAAGTTCGGGAACACGCAGATCGAGATTGACCCACGTAGTTCGGCAGCGGCCAGTCTGGATGCGGCACGGGACACCATCAGTGACAAGGATCTGATGGCAGATGGTAAGGACGTGGAGGGGAACCACGTCACCGTGCGGTATGGGCTGCTGAACAGTGATGTGGACGACCTTCGGACGTTCATCGGGCAGCAAGAGCCGTTCGAAGCGCAAGTGGTCGGCGTGGAGTTGTTCCCGGCGTCGGAGT